ACGATTTATTGCGTAAGCTCCTTCGCTAACTTTTTCAAGTATTGCAAAGGAGGTTTTGACTCATTCTCATATTTAAACGAGGGTACAGGTTGTTGTAGCGCCTGTGCCTTTTCTTTTATAATTTTAGGAAGGGTATCATTGGAATGATCAAGAATGTTAGCATTTATATGCTGTCTTTCCTGATTATTTTCAAATAGATCCACCGACCATACGCCTAACCCTAATGGGTATTGGGCTGTTCTAAAAGATGCTCGATCAAATATACTTGGTGAAGCAGAATTAAAGAACAGAAATGATTGGTAAGGTTTCAGTTCATAATCTTGCCGAAATTCTCTTCTAGCTTTACCATCCTCAATAATTTCTCTTTCGATAAATACAGGTGGAATACCTGATGTTTCACCGGAGGAAATCTTATTGGATTTGGTACCCTGTCGCATTACTTTGTAGACAGGACGAGCGGAAACTAAAGGTAGTTTCTTTTCGAAAACTCTAAATAAAGAGTCACCGTTAATCTTTGCTAAATCATCTTTGGTCAAACGACCGTAAAATAGACGATAACAAAGCTTCAAATGCCGTTTAAATGATACGGGAATCTTGACGGATTTCATTGCGCTTTCGCCATACTGGCGGAGTAAACCTAATGGATCGTTCTTTAAATCCATCGGGGACGCTTTGAAAACATGATAAGTACCATACTTATCAATAATCCTCCCTGCAAACTCTGCAAGGTCAGAATCAAACAAAGACTTACTCAAAGAAATTTCGACATTCAATTTTCCAATAGCAATTTGATACAACTTTGCTAATTGAGGTTCCGATATAACAACATCGTCACCTATGACTCGAAAATTTCCCGCATTACCTCCTAAACTTCTTATGAGGAAAATGTGGAAGATCGTAAAGCATGAAAATGATGGTCCAGTTCCTAAGGGTTGGCCTTTTTCCCAATAAACGGTACAAAAGGGAGTTTTCCAATCCATTCTTGATACCTTTTGAAAAATACTTATATCTTCGGATAACCGAGGAAATAATTTCATTAGGAGCTCAATTTGGAATACTAAAGGTAGATTGTCGGTACAACTTGACAAATCTAAGGAGGATAATTTCTTTCCTTCTAATAGTTTGGTTTTAACCCATTCCATTCCTTTCTCTTGGTCGAAAACAGCACTTTCTGGTAAAACTTTCAGAAAGTCCTCCAATGCGTTCTTTAAACGCGAGAGAATTAGCTGAATCGTTCGGTAAGGGTTAGCAATAAAGCGAACCTTCATACCTCGGTCTTTTGTAAGACCTACAACCGTTCCGGCGATATCTCGCTTTTCTAGAATCGGTGAATCTATAGGGTATGCATTGATTGGCAATAGCCTTGATATAAATTCTCTATGATCCTCGACCAATTGAGGGAAATCAGATAATGATTTCATGTGCTCTTCAGGTGAAATATCTTTCTCCACTTGAGTGCCCATGCCCTTTCTAGGGGCCCTAGTATCTCCGAGAGGGTATTTAGAATCAAACCGATATTTAATACAATCGGCTAAATACTTATCCTCAGGAGTGGTAATTAAAGGAGTTGTAAGGATTGGATCGCAGCCTGTATGAAGAAGGCTTTTCCGAAAGTTTTCAAATTCGAGCGGTCCTGGCTTCTGAGCTTCAAACAAGCCATATATCTTTACGCACCTTAGAGCATCTCTTAAGCCTGCTCTCCCTTTTAAAGCTAGCCGGGATAATGGACGGAAATCACCATATAAGGTGCCATCAACATGGCGTTTCCTTGTAAATGGCTGCCCGTCATCATGCCCTAGAAAATACGATTGAAGGCCTTTGAGAACTTTCACAACCGTGAGAGTCCCTTGATGCTTTTCAATCTCTACCAGACGATTTGCTAAATTAATCGCAGATCGCTGGGGCAGGTTACATGCTATAAAACGTCGTACTATCTCGTCGTGGTGATCTGGTATAATTACCATATCTCCTCCCTTTGCTTTTAAAGAAAGCGGTTGGAACCGCGCTGTGGATAGCTAAAAAGCTCTCAATCTAATCTTGATCTTCAACTTGAACGAATTCGGGAATTTCCCCAATCTCAGAGTATGAAAGCAAGCCATCGATCGATGTATATATGGTACCAATCAAATCACCACCGCTATTAAACACACTCTGTGTTGATACGGGAGGATAATCATCCGTCATTTCGTCTAAATCATATTGCGCATTTATTTTACATGTTGACAGGTTTTCTTTGCAAGCTTCAGATATTTTGTCATAATGCTTATTTATAGCACTGATAAGAGACTCTTGAGCCGGTGAAGCCCTTAATCCCTCAACTTTAATTGCGAGTTGGTCTAGATTACGGGTGATTATGAAAATTGACCATAAATAGTTATTACTTTCGATGTGCTTACTTCCATTATTTTGTTGATTGGATCCCATAAGTTGAAGTCCTGGTTAAGAGAGAGATCATAAAAAC